ATGTTAAGTGCGATCTCGAGAAACTCACAGTTTCGATGCCACGCAACCTCTACCTGCCGACCTGCAACAACACGTTTTGCGACTCGGGGTGTGGCCTGTCTGCAGCGACCTATACCAGCACCTATTCGGTCCTGGCGTCCAGCACAGCCAAGGCCATCAACTACTCCTCGGCCAAGGCCTCTGGCTACTACACGCTGGGGACGATCGTGTTCACAGGCGGCTCGAATGCAGGGGCCCGTCGCACAGTGCAGGTGGACGCTTCCGGCATCCTGACCCTGGTGACACCCTTGGCATTTTCACCGGCGACCGGGGACACTTTCACCATCTGCCCCACCTGTCCTCGGACTAAATCCGCATGCTCGGGTTGGTCCAACTTGCCCAACTATCGCGGAATGCCCTATGTCCCCCAGGCGGAGAATGCCCGATGAGTGACGAGCAGCGATCCAGGGTGGTCCAGGAGGCCCTTACCTGGGATGGGACCCCCTATCACCACCAGGCCAGGATCAAGGGGGTGGGCGTCGACTGCGGCCAGCTGCTGGCTGCGGTCTACGAGGATGCAGGTGTCCTGCCTCATATCGAGACGGGGGATTACCCCGGAGACTGGATGCTGCATCGTGACGAGGAGCGGTATCTGAGCTTCGTGATGCAGTATGCCCAGGAGGTGGACGCACCACGCCCAGGGGACATCGCGGTGTTTCGGTTCGGGCGGTCCTACGCCCACGGATCCATCGTCGTCGAGTGGCCACGGATCATCCATGCCTATGTCCGAGTCGGGGTCATGGTGGATGATGCGGGCGAAAACGGAGCGCTCGTCGGGCGACCCGTTCGATTTTTCTCACCCTGGGGGGCATGATGGGCGGTCTATTTGGAGGCGGCGGTTCGGACACGTACGAGGACCGGGTTGTTGGCATCAGTATCCAATCCAGTTCCTATGGCCAGGGGCTGGCTATAGCTTACGGAACCAACCGTAACACCCCCAACATCATCGACTACGACGATTTCACCACCATTTCCGACACGACGAGCGTCGGCAAGGGCGGCGGTGGTTCAACGTCTACGACCTACACCTACACCGCGATGGTCATGATGGCCATCTGCGAGGGTGGGGCCTCGGGCATCACCTCGATCGGCCGAGTGTGGCGAGACAAGGACATCGGTGTCCTGAGTGATTTCAACCTGACTCTGAAAACAGGAGCATGGGGGCAGAGCGCGTGGTCCTACATGACCAGCAAGCACCCCACCAAGGCCCTGCAGTATTCCGGGATAGCCTATGTCGCATCGAGCGCGATGGACCTGGGGAGCTCCGGGAGCACCAAAAACCACAGCTTCGAAGTGCGGGCCCTGCTGGCCACGGAGCAAGACACGCAGAGTTACATCAGCCTGGGCACCGGGGACGGGACCAAGACCATCTGGGCGCTCTATGACGCCAATGGTGAGGCCATCGATGACATGAGCGCCTACCCCACCTACTCGTTTTGGGTGGGCGGAGCCTCGGTATCAGGGACCGTCTCCAAGATCTCGGGGTACTACTACGTGACTCTGGCAGCTGCGGGCAACGGAGTTGCTGTCGCGTGGCTCGGGAACAGCGTGACCGCCTATGACGCCAAACCTTCAGCGGTCATATCGGATTTTTTGACCAACCCGTATTACGGGGCTGGATTCTCAACCTCTCGCATCGCGGACCTCGTGACCGGAGCTGGGAGCTATGCCACGTACTGCACGGCTATGGGCTTCGCCATCAGTCCCATTTTCAAGGACAGTAAGGCCGCATCTGAGCACATCCAGGATGTCTTGGACGCCACCAATGCCGAGTCCTTGTGGAGCCCTGATAGCTCCGGGGTATGGGTTCTGAAGGTCATCCCCCTGGGGGACACCGCAATCACAGCCAATGGCACCACCTACACCCCTATCCTGACCGTGCAGGCGGCACTCACCTATGATGACTACCTGGGTGTTCTGGACAGCAATGGGGAGGCCACGGGGGATGATCCCATCGCCGTGGAGCGCACCAGCACCAGCGATGTCTACAACGTGGTTCCGGTCTCATTTTCCGACCGCATGAACGGGTACAACACCAGCACGGTCAAGGAGCCCGAGACCAGCGATGTGGTGGTCTACGGCGTCAAAACTGCCGCAGCTGTTGATTTCCCGATGATCACCCGGCGCCTTCATGCCCAGGCTATCTCTAAAATAAAGGCACAGAAGAACGTCAACTGCCGGAACACCTACAAATTCCAGGTGGGATGGAAGTGGCTCCTGCTGGAGGCCATGGATTTCATCACCCTGACGGATCCCGTGCTGGGTCTGGATGCCATTACGGTCCGCATCAAATCCGTGGAGTTGCCAGAGGAGGATAGCGAGGAGGATGGCATTACCATCGAGGCCGAGGAGTGGCCCATCGGCACGGGGCACGGGACGGTGCAGGACTGCGGGACCAGTAGCGGGACGACCATCAACTCCCAGGCCGCCCCCGGCAATACGACAGCCACCATCGCGGACTGCCCCTGCGGGTATTCATCGAGCGGCGGGCCAGAACTCCTAATCTCTGCGACAGGCGGGGACCAGTGGGGCGGCTGCAATGTCTGGGCCTCTATCGACAACGCTACGTTTTCCAAGGTCGGTACAATCTCGGGCAAGGGGCGCTTTGGCGTCTTGACGGCTGCTCTCGCCGCTGGGGACACAAGCGCCGCCATCAGCCTCGCGTCGAGCTTGGGGACGCTCACGAGCGTTGCGACGGCGGTTGCAACGGACAAACAGACCCTCTGCTTGGTGGAGAAAGAGATCCTCAGCTACTCGACCGCGACACTCACCGGTGCCAACGCCTATACGCTCACGCTCCCCCTTCGTGGGGCGGACGACACGACGGCGGCGGCTCACGCAAGCGGGAAGGCCTTCATCCGGCTCGATGCCGCGGTCTTCCGCTATGCGGTCCCCTCCGCTCGGCTTGCGTCTCCGCTCTACATCAAGTTCCAGAGCTTCAACCTGCTCGGAGGTGGGGTCCAAGACCTCTCAACGCTCACGGCCACCTCCTACACGCCGACCTCCCAAGGCACCTACGGAAACAGCAGCGGAACCGATACCACCCAGACCACGGCCCGCAACGCCTCTGCGGATTGGCTTACGACCTCAAAGAAGCCCGCCCAGGTCACGGACTACAACACTGAACTGACCACGCAGACGACCTTGGACGCCCAGGCCACTACCTACGGCGTGACCACGGAAAAGACCGCATACGATGGGGCGATATCCTCCCTGCTCACCTTCCTGACCAACTTGGCAGGACAGCCCGCATGGAACGACCTCACGCAAGACTCCTACCTGGGGAGCGGGGGCGGGGCCACCCTCACCGCGAAGTGGGCGACCATCGCAAGCGTCAGGACCGCCCTACAAGCCGCCATTCAGGCCGCGATCAACGCTAACGCGACCTACGCCCAGAACCTCGCAAAGAGCTCCAACAACCTAGTCAAGAACGGGGCTTGCAACACCACCAGTTTTAGCGATGTCTCCTCGACCTCCGCAACCCTGGAGGCCCGTCTGCTCTATTACCTAGGCAGCGGGTTTGCCGTCAACGGGTGGTATCGCCGCCTCACCTGGACCGCCGCCGGGGATACGGGCTATATCGTCCTGGCCGCGTGGGACTGCAGCCCTGGGGACAAGCACTACTTCCAGCTAACTGGATGGATCGCGTCCGGGGATGGAACGGTCCAAGTGGGGCTACTTTACGGGACCGAATCCACGGTGGACGGTGGGACTGGCGTATTGACGGCCATTACCGGGACGGCCAACACCGGACAAACCGTTTCCTCGGGCGGGACGGCTTGCCCCTCTGGATGCAACAAGGCCCGTCTCATCATCCGGCACTACGGGGGCAGCACCGCCGGGGCGGCCTATCTCTCGAACCTCTACGCCTGCCAGCAGATCACCACCGGGATGCTGGTGGCCGATGCCATCAAGACCAGCAACTATGCCGAGGACTCCAACGGCTACGCCACCGCCGGGGCCAAGATGGACATTGGCAGCGTGGCGCTTAAGGTCGCCCCGAGCAACCTACAGGTCGGATCCCTAATCTTTACGCCCTACTGGTTCCGCATTCTCCAGGCCATCGACGGCACCAACACCACGGGGATCACCTTCTATCGGGGCAACTGCGACTACACCACGCGGGGAGGCGTGGCCGATACCACTCTCCTGAATATCAAGTGCCGAAATTTCCACAACATCAACAGCAACAGCCTCCACGGCTATTGGTCCTGGACGATCACGCCGAGCGCCTATAGCG